AAATACTTTTTATACCAAGCAATCATAATTTCGAAGGCAGCATCAATACATTGCGTTTGTAAACAATCACCAAATGCTGAATAATCTCCTGTAACATATTGTGGTTTTCCTTGTTCATCAGCATTTTCAACTTCATTCATATATCGAAACAACATAGCCCACTCAGAAGAATCCGGATTAATTCCAATTGCGGTCTCTGCTTTAATACGAGAATGTATATAAGCAGCTTGAAACCAACCAAAATATTTCTTTATAGCCCAAGTATATTCGATAGGACAAACGCTGAACACTCTAGTACCTCCTGGTCTTAACTTTTCTGGCTTCAATAACTCATCTTTAAGTGTATCAACAAAAATTGTAGTAGGAATATCACCTTTCTTTCTAACTTCCATATGCAATTCATGCATATCTTTCAATAATGGATGAATATCATGTAATATATTTCCCTCTTCTGTTTGAGTAAACTTAAACAACCAAGACTTATTGTGCACATTGCTTGGACGTTCAAGTTGAAGGGGATATCCTTCAGATGTATGAAGTTCTAATCTCTTACATTCATCCATTCCGGGTATTCCACCAAAAATCTGTTGATCACTCAAAGTATCCTTGATTTGATTGCCAACAAGAATTGGTTTCACTACAGCTAATATCTTCTCTTCAAAATCTTCCTTAGCTCTTTCCAACACTCTAGTTTTAAATGGAATAGGTGGATTTCCATGTTTTGACACTCCATAGGATAATGGTGTTTTCTCAAAATTCTTAGCTCTTGGATCTCGTTGAGAAAGAATTGCTGGTTCCTTAAGGACAGGTCTCAATTGTCCATGCATAAGAGTCTTCTCAAATTGAGTCTTTGGAGAAATCCTTATGGTCAATTCTCTTGGAATGCATCCTATTGGAGCAAACAGACCATCTAAATTGACCATACTTTCCTTTTCATCAATGCCAAATTGTGGCTCATACAACTTCGGTTCCTTCTCAAAAACATCAAAATACTCTTTAAAAATTGGTTCAGCAAATCCTTCCTGTGTCTTACTTCCAGCCATATGCAATCCCAGAATCTTAAAAGATGGTTTCTCTCGGAATAATACTGACCCACACATACCTTCTCCAGACACTGGATAGCGATAACACGCAGGTAGCAAAAATTCTTCTGAAACTCTACTCTTGTTCACTAAAATATCAGATGCTATTCCCACTTGCACAGGAATAACAGTTGAAACTCCATTAATTGATTTTACAACACTACATTCACCTGGAGCTATTGTTTCATGATCTTTAACAGTTGCAATGTGAACTCGAATATCTCTAAAACTTGGAACTGTTTTAGGCAGGATCAAAATTGCCAAAGAATTTTTGTCATTATCATAGACGAATTTACACTCAGAGAAATTAATCACTAATTCACCTCGTTTTGCTATATTGATGGTAAAAGCAAAATCTTCATTTTCATCATACAGCATACACATCTCTTCAAGCATATGACCAGGAATCAAAATTTTTGTTCCACACAATGCGAGAAGATTGGCATGACTAATCTTCTGTAAATCATTCATGTAACTAATGGTTCCAGTATTTCGCTGGATTAACCTCAAACCATCACCGCCAGTTGCCATTTGCGGTTGTTTCTTACTATTAGCACTTTGCGGATTTGTTACAAAACCTCTAATTTTAGTACTACTTAGAAGTCTAGCTCGTGCTTTATTTTCTAACGATCTTCCATCATATACAGTCTGAGGCACATAAGGATCCGGTGTTACTGGTTCCGGTAGTCCACTTTTAGTACTACGTGAATAACCATAATATGCTAATCCAAGTATACCAAAAGCCATTAGTCCATACTTCCAAAATTTAGTTATCCACTCAATTCCTTTCG